CATTAAGGTCGTTTCCAGCCATAGTTTTTAAACCTTCGATTGCAGATTCTATGGTACTTTTTCCTAAAAGAAATAGAAATGCTCCTATTAACATCCATCCATACTCCCCTATCAGATGTTCTATTGTTTCTTTTTCCATTATTCTCCATTATTTATTACCATCAAGATACTGACCCCATAAAGAAGTCTTTCCATCAATTATTTCTAAAACATGAACTATATGGTCTCCATTTTTAAAAAAATCTATTATAGCCAGTGCATGATTCCAGTTAGTTAAATTACCTCTTAACCAATCTTCATCTTTTTTAATGTCTTTTAAACATCCCATGCTGTAGCCACTCATTGTTCCTTTAACTCCAGTATCAGTATATCTTTGTAGGTCATGTGTATGTCCATACATAATATTGTCTTTGTAAGAGCTAAGATGTGCTTTTGCATGATGCATTCCAGTTTTATGTCCGTGTGTAAAATTTAATTTTCCTATTCTTAAAAGTTTTCTTCTATTATAAGGATGGTATTTATATCCACGTTCTTTTATTCTTAATGCATTTTGAGTTTCATAATGGCTAAGATAAGGGTATCTTACTACAAAATTGTCCAACCATACCTCATGATTACCTTGAACAAAATGTCGAATATTACATTCAACTTTATCTAAAGATTTATCAATTATGTCCATTCCTTTATTTACATCTTTGACATCTTTATCTAACAAAGGAATTAAGTCTTCCATTGTTTTTTTATTTCTACCTTTCCAGTAATGATTACTGAAATGTTCCCATTCGCCTGTGTCACCTAAATCTACGTATATTGTAGGTTTAACTATTTCAATAACTTGACACACTATATTTATTGCTTTTTTGCAATGAAAAGGAAAATGTTTATCAGGAGTAACTACTGCTCTGTTAACAATACCTTTGTTTAACTTTGCCATTCTAACCTCGTTTTATTTCAAAAAACTACTTACCGCTTAACTTCTTTTTCAAAGTTTTCATATTATTCCTTGTTTAAATTAAATGATATTTAACTGTCATTTGCGCTGTTATATCACTTGTTCCTTCAGTATTTTCTACAAAAGCTAAAATTACTTTTCCAGAATTAACTGAAGATGAATCAATAACCATATTTGATTGTTTTATAGTTGGTGCACTTGTACCTCCAGATTGTATTACGCTTGAACAATGAGCTAGTAATGCACCTGATGATAAATCTCCTATATTTGTATTATTATCAAATGTATAAGAATATAAATGATAATCTAAATCATGAGCACCATCACAACCACTTAAAATACTTACCTCATCAATATATATATTATCTGTTAAATACCAATAACACATTATAAATTGTTTCCAATTTGCACCTTGAGCACTAATATCCAAAGATGTAGCTGGGTCAGTTCCTGTTCCAAAAGCATTATCTCCAGTAATACTACTACTAGAATATTGAAATCCTAACAACATTGGATAATGTGTATTTTGGGCTACACTTAAATCATATAAATTAAATTGTTTATATAATGTAACTCCTCCAACTGTATTTGTTCCAGTTGAACCTGCTTTTGTATTTGCGTCAGTTGTCCATGATGTTGAATTATATGCCATATTATAACCTCGGTACAGATAGAGCTCTCACTCCACTTTTTCTTGATGGATATTGTCTTATTGTTTTATCATACATTGTTTTAAAATATTGAGCTCTTTGTAAATCACCTGCGTCTTCAAACATTCTTGATTTTATATAACACACTACAGCAGAATGCAATCCTGAATCTAAACCACCTGTAGTTTTTAAATCATGAGTTTGTGAGTTAATAGTTTCATATTTAGAAGAATATGTTATTCTTAATCCTCCAGTCACATCAGAGCCTTGATAAGAATCGTATTTTTCTTTTGTTCTTTCTCCAGTTGTTGATGTTGTATCTTCACATACAATGGCTATTCTTTGGTCATCATTATACCATGCAAAATAATTATTTGGATATGTTCTTTTATTTGTTGCCATAATTTTCCTATTTTAATGAATCATCAGATGATTCTGTATCTTCTTTTAATAATTTATGTGCATCTGCTAATTTTGGTATCATTACATATCTATCATTAGTATCTAATATTTCAACTCTTTTAACACCAATAACATTATCTTCTAATTCATACCATCTTTTCTTTTCTTCTAAATTAGTTGTAGATGAAACACTGTAATTTCTTTTATTTGAAGCAATATCATCTAATGCATCATTTATTAATTGAAACATGTATTGCTCTGATTGTCTTCCAAATAGTTTTTCTATTTGTTCTATAATATTTTTAGCTGTCATTATTTAGCTCCTTGTTGTGCCTTTGGTATTCCTTGAGCTGCTAACATAGCAATTCCTTTATCATAATCTTGTTTTAAAGATGATATAATTGGGGCAAACAATTCAGGGTCTTCTTCATTAGTCATTAAAAATTCAGTTGCTTTTATTGATGCATATAAAACTACTAAATATTCCATTTCATTTGGAAAATTAGCAATAGAATCGTCTGTATTAGCAACTGTTGGGTCTGCAACAACATAATAAATACCAGAAGATGAAGCTGGCAATATATTAATTTTATTTCCTTCTACATAATATACAGGGTCTGTTGCTGATGCAAATTCTATACTTGATGAACTTGAAGCTTTATGTTTATCCATTGGTCTTATTTGTCTACATTCAACACTACCTGCATACACACTACCTAATTGCCCAGTAATCATTGTTTCTGCTTCTGAATTAGCTGCATTTGAAGTAAATGTTTGTTTAGAATAACAATATTCTTTTAAGTTGGGAGGTAAAATATTTGTAACTTCTCTTGTTCCATCTTGAAGCCATTGAGTTAAAGCATTATCATCTCCCACATCTCCTACTAAATCTTCAATTTGAGTTTTAAAATTAGCCATTATCTTTTATTCCTATCTGCTATATCTGCATCCATTGTTGTTTGACTAAACTCAACTTGTGTTTGTCCACTCCAAGTTTTTCTCATATTAATACCATCTGATATATTAATTCTTGTTCCAAACACATATCCACATTTACATATATGGTCATCATTAGCTTTAAAGTCTATGCATTTTTTACAAGAGTTACAATAGTATGTTCTATTTCTTTTCATAAATTACCTTTAATTTAATATAATTATCCCTCACTTACAAATGTATCACTAGCAGCTAAAACTTGCGCTTCTGACTTAGTTAATACACTAAAATTAGGATATGCTTTATTATCTCCTAATGCTATAAGCTCTGATAATACTCCATTTTTCATAGACCATTCACCTTTGATAAGACAATATGCTTTATCATGTGAATATCTTGGAGCGCCTACTTTACCTGCAAATATAATATCATTCCAAGTAGGAGATGATTTATAAGTAATATCTCCAGTATCCTCATCAACTGATTCTACTATTGGATATAGTTCTTTTATTTTGGTACCAACAGCACTATCATATGCACTGCTTGGTAGACAAAAATACATTTCATAATGTGCCATTATCTGTGACTCCTTTTACCTGCGTTATAATTTCTTTTTACTTCTGCTGCTGTTAATATATCACTATAAAAATTTAAATCATCTATTTGACCATCAAAATGTCTAATAAAATCAGCTCTATTCCCTACATACATATCATGTCCAGAATCATCAACAATAGTGCCACTTCTAGTTTCGTCTTCAGAGCTATCTACTAATACACCATTTACATATATTAAAGCTGCATTTCCTGTTGCACTACCATCATAGGTTACAGAAATATAATTCCACTCATTTAAAGTAATATCTCTATTATCAGTTGTAAAATTACAAATACCACTTGAACTAAATTTAGTTGCATAAACTAGTTTACAAGTATCAGAACTAAATGCTTGTATATAACAATAATGGATACCACCTTTTTCAAAAATTCTACCATAATCTCCTCCACCCATATCTGTGGGGTAAATCCAAGCAGAAAAACTTCCACCATCTGCTGTTATATTATCTGTATCAAGACCCTTTCTTATAAGATTATAGGATTGATTGTAATCTAAATTTAAACTATTAATAACCCTTTGTCTATTCATTAGAAATCCTTGAGAATCTCTTGTAGCATCTGCTCCTGCTGTGATTAACATTGTTTCACTAGCAGTTACAGTACCATTATTACTATAATCATCAGACAAATCTGTCCAAGTAGCAAGTCCATTATTTCTAAAATATCCTTTTAAATTAGTGCTTGCTGAAATAGCTTTTGAATGAATAGTTGCATCTAAAGCTTTACCATCATTATATAATTCATTTATTTCTGCTTGTGTTAATGCTACTCCCCATATAGATACTTCTGTTATAGAACCAGGGAATTCATAAGTAGTAGCCATAGAATCTTGCCCTATTTTTGCATTAGTTGTTACAGAAATGTCTGAAGAAGTAAA